TCAGAACAGCGTCCGCTCATGTCGGACGTCTTCTGAAGCCATACCAGTTGCTGTATCAATCACGTATAGCCATTGATCCTTGCTCAGCGAACGCGCTCCATTGCTCCCTGGAATACGTCTTCCCCGTGAAGGAAGGCGGTTAGAGGCGAATGGGTTGACCTCGGTTAGATCCTCACCAACGGCATAGACAAAGAGGCATTTGCATACAGATATGCACTTATTAAGGGGCGCCTGAGATAGGCCCAATGGTGGGCCGGATAGCGGAGGAGGGGTGCATCCTGAGGAGGTAGATCGATCGCTTTTGGGATTGTGCCAATTGAAAGGCCGCCAGTCGGCATTGACCATGTAGCTGTCTGACTCATGCGCCATCCGACTGCCAATGCGAGTGAACCTGTCCCTTACAACCGGCCCAACCCAGCTGCTCGGCGGCTTAAGGCAGAATGCTACGAAGCTCTCGCTATCCGAGTGGTTGAGCTCTAGGAGCGGCTTCTGGGCCTCCAGGAGCGACCAAAGGAGTAAGCGCTCTGCATCAGTGCGGTAGCTGTTGAATGTTGTCTCGTTATCGCTGCAGGTTTTTAGGAAAGCACGTACTGCAACGTATCCCTCCTTGGCGCGAAGCGCCGCTGGAAACCCTTCCAGAAATGCGCGCACCTCAGGTAGCTCATATCGCAGCTCTGGGGATTGAAACTCGAGCTTTTTGAAGCGAGTAAGCACCTCAAAAAGAGGTTGTGGCGCGATCTTCATGACGTTGATCCCGGCTCTAAGCCCTAATAGCCATCGGCGTGCGTACCCGAGCGCGACGTGCGTTGTACTCATTCAGGCTAGTTCCGGATGCTTAGGGGATCAACTGATCGAGAGATGCGTGACCGAATCGAATGGACGCTCCGGTGAACTGAAGATTAGAAACGGCGAAGCACGTGAACCAAAGATTGGAAACGGGAGGGCACAGAGTGAACCGAAGGTTAGAAACGGAGAGCTCAATCCCGTTTCGAATCTGTAGTTACCAGAAATTCGAATCTTTAGTTCAGATCACTAAAGAATGCATCTAAATCAGCGCTTCTGGATCAGTATAGAGCAATATCCGGGTCTGGTGATTATCGGATATTACAAGCACCTTGACCGCAAGCTGGTCGTTACTTCACTCACGGTAATATCTGCCGTAGGTGTAAGCGATACTCGTAATACGTAGATCTCGCTGCAGTTCGGCGGGCTCGCGGGTTTGAGCAGCACTCCTCGCGCCACTGTCCCTCAAAAACCTGAGGCTAGATCCAAGTAAAACATTCCAATGATCACCACATTCTCCTGAAGAGGTAATAGCCGCATGCACCTGTCTGAGAGCTCCTTGAACAATATCTCGAATTTGACGAACAGAAAGCCCCGGACGCCCATAGCTAGTCTCCAACATGGGTACTCCCTCATCTTGCTCCGGCAACGGCGATAGACCTCGGCTTTTCCGGTAGCGTTTCAGATAGGGCAAGAATTTTGGGTTGACTGCGAGCCTTTGCGACGGCGTGCCTGGAGCATCTAGCACCAGCCACCACTTGCCGTCCTCAAGCACGAAGCAATCCATACTTGGACAGTATTCGCCAGATTTTGCGAGATCCGCAGCTCGCAAGTACATAAAAACCGTCGCCGCCACTATAAAAAGAGCACGCTCGTCTGTCGGATTGACTACTGCGCGGCACTCTAGAATCCGTAATACATGATATAGCTGGTCTGAACTAAGATATCTGCGAACAGGGTAAATCCCACTCTCTGCATTTCCATTGTGCGATCGAGACGCAGTGACCGGATTGAGTGCTGCCGCATCTTCTGCATGGAGAAAATTGTAAAAAGAACTACAGATGCTGTGTATCTGTCGCAAGGTACCCGTAAACGGTCGATAGGAGTCAGCCTCTGTTTGGCTTCGAATATCGAAAGGTCGCCAGCCTTCGTTAAAAGTCCAATTCCCATCATCTTGAATAAATCGGACCGCCGGCGAAGCACCGACCCAATTCGAAGGTGGCTTTTTGCAGAAAGAGAGGAACTGTCCAAATTGATCACGGTTTAACGTCAACGCCGATTTTCCGGCAAAAACCCAGCTCCAAAGAAGCAAGCGCTCAACAAATGTACGGTAATTACCGAAAGTCCCCGGGGCACGGTTATGGCGCGCAAGGAAGCGCAGGCTCCATTTAAAATCCTTCTCGACATCAAGCTCAGTCGAGAAACTCTTGAGGTAGGCCGCAACACAGGGGTAGCGAGCATAATACTGCTCGATGCCCAGGACCATTGACTCGGGACCGGCAAAGAGTGGATGCGGGTCTATGGTGTATGCTGGCATCGGAGACTCCAGCGGCCGGTGGCGAAATCTAGAGTTGATTTCCGTAACCGTAGCAGAGCATTTCTAGTCTTGTTTTTATTTTTTTTAACCAGTCAAAATTGCTTCAGGAGTCCACTTTTTTGACTGTATATCGGCGGGCAACGAAAGGGTCTCCAGGATCCTGCAGCTTCCATATCATTGATTAATCTGTATTTTTTTTGAGCAAGATTTGTCTCTTTTATTGTCAGGAGCCACAGCCTGAGGGAGTTGTTCCTCCGGCGCAACCATATAGTATATTTAACATAATATAGATTATGCGAAGCGCCTACGGCTTGCTGTCGAAGGCATGGCATCAGATTGGTTCAGCGCTGACGGGCTGTCGGGCATTGCCCTGTTCGCTACGCTCACCAGCAATCCCGACTGCCTGTCCGGCCGCATTAACCGTTTGGGATGCACCGCCAAGGACAGATGCTGACATGTCGGCACGCATGGGACCGCTCCAGGGGGTCGCCATAGCACCTTCAACGATGCACTGATAGGCATGCCCCATGCTCACAGGTTCGCAGTTTGCCAGCGGCTCGTAGCGAAGCCCAAAAACAGACGTGAGCAACACCACATCGGCCATTTTGCCGGTATCAGGCAAAACCCGCTGGACGTGGCCAACGACACGCCAAACGGTCGAAATTGCCGGCTCGAAATGCTGTTGAACAGACTGAGCAACCGGCTTCGGTGCCAGGTCTTCAGGCGCTGGATTAACCAATCCAAACGCAGGCTGCTGCAAAGCAACCGGATCTGCCTTCGGCTCTGGCGGCGTAAAGGTCATGCCATTGTTGAAAAACTTGCCGATCTGCCATACCAGGAACGCCAAAATAAACGGCGCGCAAATCGTGAAAATCATAAGCGGTGACTTCCAGATCGTTGCACGGCTGTCAGCCTTGCTCTCGTCGCCAACCAGCCCGGTAAGGCTTTTCGTGGCGCTCTGGTAGTACTGGTGAATCGACTTCTCGTAACGGTCGAATACGCTACGCAGCAACCGCGATTTGGGGGGCCTTTGGCCCTTGGCGGCGCCCTGGTAGATATCGACCCTGAATCGCTTGTTGGCGCCCAGGGCAGACATTTTCACGCTTTGATAGGTCGTATCGACCAGCATCGTAGCGAAGGCCGAAATCTGGTCGAGGTCTTGAGTCACAAGCACTATGCGGGTGCTGTTGCCGTTCTCGTCCACCAAGTGCCGATGCTCGGCCAAGAATTCCTTGTCACGAAACGGCACCTTTGCAGCCGGCATTCCTTTAGGCCAGCGTCGCCAGAGTTCGTCCAGGACTACAACGGAGCCGTTCGGCACCGAGTCGAACAGCGCTTCGTCTTTGTACCAGTCGTGGTCCAGCTGCCGAATCAGGCCGGGGAACTCCTCGTGGGCGAGATCCGTGAGCGGAATATTCGTAATCACCAGCCTGCCTTGTTTAAGGCTCGGCAGAATGGCGAACTTGACCACCGAATAGCTTTTGCCGCTTCCCGGGAGGCCCACGTAAGCATCGATTGCCATACGTCACCCAATCAGCGGAATGCGGCGGAGGACGAAGCGCAGCAGCAAGGCCGCCATGATCATCGTCATGCCCTGGGGAACGGCGAACAGGTTCAGAACCCAGAGAATGTTCCCCGGAATCATGTTCATGAAGCCCTGTGCCTGATTGATAAAGTCCGGCACCGGTATCGCCTCAAGAACACTGGCGAGCCCGTCCGTAATCAATTCCCATATTTTCAGCGGGAGCCAAAGCAGAAGGTCTTTTAACCACTGTGCAAATTCGTCAAGCATGATCACGCCTCAAAGAAAGTTCGAACAGCAACAAGCGCCCAAAGGCAGAGCATTAACGCCTTGAGTGGCGCAAACCAATCATTCGCCCAGTTACACATAGGTTGCAGCGAAAGCGTCCCAAGTACCGGAACACTGAAAGAACCAAACGAGCAGGAACCGCCGCCCGAGAATGTCAGCCCGCTGGCCGCAGCAACAATCGGCGCACCGGAAACTCGATCCATAAATGACTGAGTGGAATCACCAATGCCGGCCGCTTCCTCATTATCAGGGCCGCCAAACTCGTCATCACCGGAACACTCTTCGCCAATCGCACAACTATCCATGCCGCCCTTGCCTTTCTTGTCTGAACAGGCCGGGCCGGTACAAGCGCCAGACTCGGAAACTGTATTGCCGTTGCCATCTTTAACGGTAACGGTCTTATTGTTCGTAACTTCCGTCTTGCAACTGTACGAACCAATGCACTTGGTAACCGTGGCGGTGTCTTCTTTCGTTATCGTCTTGGTTCCGTCGCCGTTATCTTTTTCGGTAATTGTCGTATCGATCTTAGTTGCGTCGCCCTGGGGCGCTTTGCCTATGCAAGTAAACTGGCCGTTGACACTTCCACAGCTTGACTCGCCGGGCTTGTAGTTGAAGTTATTTGAAGAGCAATGCCGCCGCCCTTCCCCGTCCTCGACATATGTGCACGGTTTAGACTCGTTTTCGATGGGCGCAGGTGAAGGGTCAGAACACTCGGTTGCAGGGTCGCAAGCGCCATCAGTGTCAGGGCCGGTGGAAACAGAAAGCGGGCCGGGACCGGCAGTTTCGCCCGTGAAAGAAACGGCTACCCTGCACTTGTTAACCACTGACTGAATCTGACCGTTAACGCCGAAAGGCCGAGCGGGTGCCATGGTGCAATGTGCAACCGTTGCGACTCTGGTTTCACAGCCGTTGGTAGACGTTGGCGGTGGTGTCTGAGGATTTCCGTCGCTATCGAACGTCACGTAGATGGTCGTGAAGCCGGTCTTATCCGCGAGCGACTTACATTGCGCCGGCGTGTCCGCACGGGTGAAGTCGACGCACTGCCCCTCTGAGTTCTGAATGCGGCCAAAGCCAGTGAGAGCTGGCTCATCCTCTTCACAAGCCTCTCCCGGAGTGCCCAAAGGCGCTACGCATTCGCCGGTTGCAGGGTTGTAATCGGAGCCGGCAGGACAACTATCGCCACGCCTTATGACTGGCCCTAGAAGAACCCAAGTCCCGTTTGATTTAATGCCGCGACAGTCCCGGGCAGTATCTGACGTGCCAACAGAACGCCCATCTGTATAGCTCGATGACGATAACGCCCATGCAGTACAAGCGGCTTGAGGGGAGTTATACATGGTATTGGCAAGAGGACCGGAGGAAGGAGTCCAATAATAATCCGCAGCACTAGCCGACGAATGCCAAAACCCCGCAGCCAGCAATATCAGAAGTATCCTTTTCATATCACACACTCCCGAACACAGCATATCCGCAGAGGCAACCAATCATTAGGAAGGACCACATATAAAGATCAACCATAACGCCCCCAAGAAACAGAAAGGGGGCCAAAAGAGGCCCCCAGTTGAACTATGCCGCTATTAGCGACGCAGTACGCCGACCAGCATGGAACCGCCTTTGAATGCCACGTAAGCGACAGCCAGTGCGCCGAAGATAACGCCAGCGCCGGTAGCGATAGCGGCGAAATCAACAGCGGCAGTGATCTGTTCAACCATGATGAACTCCTTATTCTTTATTGGGGTTGTGTATTGCGTTAAGTAACAAACGACCCGCAATGCCCAGGACACAGCAAAGGCCAACAAGGCCAAAGCCGAACCCAAACATTAGCGCCAAATCCGCAATGGGAAGTTGCGCCGGGTCGAATGGTTCGGGGACTGCCATTAAATGCCAGACACCTGAACACAGTGGAGCGCCATCATTCGCGATAGTTACTGAGCCTTCACAAATGAGAGCGCCGGAACTCATTAGTTAGCGCCTGCAACTTTTGGAGGTTGCTGCTGTGCTGCCGAAGAAACGAGCGGCTTGAGGCGCATGCGAAGTTGCGGTTGTTTGAACTGGCCGACATAAACGGACTTCTCGTCGAGTTCATACATGCCCGGCTGATATGGCTGAGCACCCTTGTCCAGGGTGAGAACGATCTTCTCCGGGAACTCGTCGCCGGTTTTGAACATGAAGGCTTCCTGTTCGATGATTTCCCAGGGGCCGCGACCGTTAACGCCGGTCTTCTTTTCCACTTCAGTGGAGTTAACTTTGATCTTGATTGCGAACGTCATATCTCTTTCCTCGGTTTCAAAAGCCGAACAATTCGGCGACACATGGTGTGCCTTTGGCCTCGTATTCGAGGAACCATTGGCGAACGGGCTTGGCGCCCTCCTCTTTCCGCTTTTCAACAGCGGCGAGTGTTTCGTTAACCTGAGTTGTCAGGTGTTCATTCAAGAAGCGGGCGCGAGTTTGTTGCTCGAATGCAAGGCGGGCCCGCTGAGTTGCACTAAGGGCCTTGCCCTGAAAACTCACTGTGCGCATGACTGGATCACCGCTTCAAAGGATTGGTCGAACGCCTCGCCCAACGCCTCAAGAATGGAAACTTCGGCATAAGTCACGATGGCGAGAGCGGTAGCGATGCCGATGAAAAACGGGAAACCCCAGTTCATTGCGACGAAGCGGAGAGTCCGAAAATAAAGGCGAGCCTTGGCATTCATGGGCGGAACTCCAGGCGGACCAAGTAGAGCGCTATAACGCCACCGGCGAGCGTGGCGAACAGCGAGAGCGTGGCGGCCATCAT